GCAAAAATAACATAAAAATTAATTTGTCTGATGACGATTTCAACAAAAAATCTTTAAATATAAATCATAGAAAATCATTGAATAACGTTAAGCCAATAGAGTGGTGGTTCTCTGGACCGAGAGGCAAGGAGATCAAACAGCTAGTAGGTAAAACTTTCGGCCATATAAAAATATAAATACTATCATGGAAAAACCTTACAATACGCATTTGTGTACATTCATGGGCCGGCAAAATAATTTAGAGATTCTTCTGTATTATGTCGAACAAGCATTAGAAATTGAAGCTGTAGATAATTATCATATGATCGACATGACTAGAACCATGCATGATCATGAGTTTATATATGCCGAGCAACAGAGACTCAACGAGAAATATCCCGGTCGTGTGCATCTAGTCAATAGAGATCTACGTGGCAAACAATTACGGGATGGTAGCTGGAAAGCGACATTAGGCTTGTGGTCACCCTTCTATAAGTACTGCAAGCAGTTTAAAAATAATGATGTAATAATCAAGTGTGATGACGACACTTTGTTTTTTGATGTTAATACACTAAAGCAAGCCGCGGAACTTAGATGGAAAAACAAGAGCCCGTTCTTGATGCATGCTAATACTATAAACAACGGAATATGCGCATATCATCAAGCTAAAAAAGGTGTATGGAAAAACTTAGATCCTATCATCAAAAAATACCCAACAAGCGGATTGACCGGGCCGTTGTTCTCACATCCAGATTTGGCGTGTGATTGTCACGAACAATTTATAACTGATATCTCGAAATCCTTAGACAACCTAAAAAAATATAAATTAAAAGAAAATATATACTTTACAGCTCGAGTGTCGATAAATTTTATTTTTATGTTAGGTGAGGACCGAGAGCATCTTGTCGATATTGATTCACAGGATGAATATGTCACAAGCTCTAAAATAGGGCAAGAGCTAGATCGACCTAACATGATAATAGGTGATTTTATCGCGGCGCATCACACGTATGGAGTACAGGAGCCGGTGATGGAGGAACGTAAAACGTATGAACAATATGTGGGGCTGCGTGATGCTTTGACAGATACTAAGTGGTCGAATCAAGAAATCTGTATGAAATTTAACAACACTACCACTATAAAGCATGATGGGAATTACATCATGAAATATTGGTGTAACCAAAACAGTTACATGATCAAGAATTCCAGTAATGACCAATACATATCTCTTGACTGGGACGTGAAGGAGCGAGAGAAGGTTGTTGACAACAGGACGAAGATCAAAACAGGCACGTCATATCACAACACAACTATGGCGAGTTGTGATACTGACGGAGGTATATTCAATCTGAATATCGATGACGTGACCATGATTCAGATACAGGATTGTACAGAAATTTTAAGATCTGAAGATCAAAACAAAAACACGAATCAATTTTTATGTTGGCCGGTCAAGACTTGGTTTCGTCAAAATTATAAAAAACAATTGTGCAAGTTACACAAGCAAGCAGATGATACATATTTGATTGAATCTAATTCAAACCCTGGTTATTATCTATCAGCACAGTACGTTAATGAGAACAAAACACTTTACCGGTTCAAAGAGCACGGATCAGGAGTTGACACATGGGTTTTAGAGCCGATGAAAAAACATCATAACAAAGCTGTCTCTGCGACAATCCATCGACCAAATATCCACGTCACTGAAAATGATCCAACATATGCTACAACAATAGGATTGCCAAGCAACAGAATTTACCGAGAGTATTATTGGATGGTGAGTGATTACATATGGGAGATACAGAAGATAGGAGACAAGCACTGTCACATCAAGCTCGTAGCGGATGACAAACAACCATTGTACTTGTCATATGACAATAAAAATAAAATTGTTAGAGTGACACCAAATAAACAAAAATGGTCCATTACAAGTAAAGGTATACAACACGTACCGACAAAAAAGTTTTTAGAGGTAAATAATGACGTGATAACACTGACTGACAAAGGCTCTCAGCTTAGAATTAAATATGAAGATTAATATATTCGGATGTGGTATGAGCGGCACGGTAGCTGCTGTGATATTAAAAGAGATGGGACACGATGTAGAGATTTTCGAAGTTCGAGATCATATAGGAGGTAATTGTTATGATGAAAAAAATGAGGATGGGTGCACCGTACATAAGTATGGTAGTCACATATTTCATACCAATGATGAAAAAGTTTGGAAATTCTTAAACAAATATACAAAATTTAACAGTTATGAACACCGGGTCAGAGCCAACACGAGCGAGGGTCAGATCAGTATACCATATAATAAAAAAACAGAAGAACAGCTCGGCCGGGAACTCACTGGTGATGAGATTCATCAGATACTCTTCAAACAGTACTCAGAGCGACATTGGGGAGTGCCTTGGGAAGAGCTACCAAAAACAATAACCGGGCGGGTACCGAAAAAGAGAGACAACGATGATGACAGGTATTTTACAGACAAGTATCAAGGAATACCAGCGGAAGGCTACACAGCTATGTTTAAAAATATGCTCAATGGTATAAAGGTCAATCTAGGCGTTGAGCGTGATCTATACAGACGGTTAAAGGCTGACCTAGTTATCTGGACCGGTACAATATCATCCTACTATGACAATTATTTTGGTCATTTACCTTACCGGTCGTTGATCTTTAAACACCATCGAGTACCGGCAGATAAGAATTATACTTGGGACAAAGGAGCTGTAATAAATGAATGTAATGAGTTACCATACAACAGGACAATGGATAACAGTGTGTATTTGAATGAGACGGTTGATTATACTATACATACACGCGATCATCCAGAAGAGTATGTACCTGGAGTTAATATGCCAATATATCCAAAGACATTCGGGAACGGTCCAGAGATTTACAAGCAGTATGTCGATCTAGCCAAAACTGATAAAAATGTTATGTTTCTTGGTAGGCTCGCGACATACAAGTACCTAGACATGTGGATGGCAGTTGCTCAAGTCATGTCTAAAATAAAAAATAGTGGTATAGAAAAGGCCCGAACAACCACCGGTAATGTCATTGACCTGTACCAACCACCGTGGGACTGGACTGAAGAAGGAGAGCCATGAAAATACTTGTAACCGGAGCCACTGGGCTGGTCGGTACTGCCGTTCAGCGTGTGAGTAAGTCATTGTTCCCAGAATATAACATGACATTTATATCTAGTAAGGACTGTGACCTATTAGATCTAGAGCGAACTACATCTACATTTAAAACCCACTCACCAGATTGTGTACTACATCTAGCTGCGGATGTAGGAGGTCTGTACAAAAACATGAATCAAAAAGTACAGATGTATGAAAATAATCTGATCATGAACTACAACGTGATCAAATCATGCTATCATAACAACATAAAGCAATTAGTTGGAATGTTATCAACATGTATATTTCCGGATGATATAGAATATCCAATTGATGAAACTAAATTAACACTCGGCCCGCCACATGCTTCAAATGATGCTTACGCATATGCCAAGCGTATGTTCAAGGTTCAATGCGATGCATATAATGATCAATATAACACCAATTATAATTGTGTTATTCCAGCCAATATATATGGTATAAATGATAATTACGATCTAAATGATGCTCACGTAATACCCGCGTTGATACACAAAGGGTACCTCGCAAGAGATCAAGGAGATATTTTCGAGGTATTAGGCACTGGTGAACCTTTGAGACAGTTCATATATAGTGATGACCTAGCAGAGATCATTTTACGATTATTACCCACACTGAATCAAGATAGTGTCATAATAACAAACCCTCAAGAATATAAAATTAAAGAAGCGGCGACATATATTGCTGAAGCTTTTGAAATAGAGGCGCGGTTGAAGTTTCAACCAACAGCGAGTGATGGTCAGTACCGAAAACAAGCTAGTGTCGATCACATGCTGAAGTTATTAAATACTGATATTTTTCAGTTCACATCCCTGAAAGACGGAATAGACAGGACTGTAAAACATTTTATAGATAATTATCCAAATTTAAGAATATGAAAATAGCATTAATAACAGGAATAACTGGACAGGACGGCTCATATTTAGCTGAACTGTTGTTAGAGAAAGGATACGAAGTCCATGGAATGGTTCGACGATCGTCAATGATTAACACACATCGAATCGATCATATATTTGACAAAATAACATTACACTATGGTGATCTTTCTGATAGTACAAATGTAATCAGAATAATCAAGGAAACACAACCTGACGAGATATACAACTTAGGTGCCATGAGCCATGTTAAGGTGAGCTTCGACGTCCCTGAGTACGTTGCGGATATTGACGGTGTTGGAACTCTAAGAATTTTAGAAGCAGTCAGATTGTTAGACATGACTAAGAAGACTAGAATATACCAAGCATCAACAAGTGAGCTATACGGTAAGGTACAAGAAGTACCACAGACAGAAGCAACACCATTCTATCCAAGATCACCATACGGGGTCGCTAAATTGTACGGTTATTGGATCACGAAAAATTACAGAGAAGCATATGACATGTTCGCGTGTACTGGTGTACTATTTAATCATGAGAGTCCAAGACGTGGAGAGACATTCGTTACAAGAAAGATAACAATGGCGCTCAACAAAATTATAAACGATTCAGACGCAAAACTAACTTTAGGAAATTTAGATTCTAAAAGAGATTGGGGACACGCGAAAGATTACGTTGAGGGTATGTGGAGAATGTTACAAGCTGACAAGCCAGGTGATTATGTTCTATCTACAAACGAGTTTCATAGTGTGAGAGAATTTGTTGAAAAGGCCTTCGCGTTGAAAGGGTTTGATATCAAGTGGATGAATTCCGGGTTGAATGAGATTGGTTATGACGAGAACACAGGAAGAGAGTTAATATTTGTTTCAGAAAAATATTTCAGACCAACAGAGGTTGATGAGCTATTAGGCGATTCAACTAAAGCCAGGACAGAGCTAGGGTGGGAACCATTAACAACATTCGATCAGTTAGTAGAAGAGATGGTATCAGAGGACTGTAAATGAAGATTGGTGTTATAGGTAATGGATTTGTTGGTCACGCCATGTCAGTATTGTCACCGGCGGTTGAAATATTATTCTGGGATTTGGAGCCATCAAAGAGATGCCCACACCATCTAACTATAGACCAGCTAGTTAAAGAATCTGAAATCGTATTTATATCCGTACCAACACCGATGGATGCCTCTGGGAACTGTCATACTGATATCGTCGAAAGTGCAGTGCGTGAAGTACAATCTATTGACTCGAATAAACATATTGTTATACGATCCACAGTCCCTCCTGGTACATCTGATAGATTGGGTGTGAGTTTCATCCCTGAATTTCTCACTGAAAAGAACTGGAAGAGTGATTTTATAAATTGTGAGCAATGGATTATCGGGTCTAGTGATTATGGACTAGTATCTAAAATTACGAGTATGATCGATTCAGCCTATAAGTGTAAGTTAATATACAATAATAATGTTATACATGTAACAACTAAAGAAGCTGAAATGATAAAATACGTCAAAAACTGTTTCCTCGCTACAAAAGTTAGTTTCTTTAATGAGATGTATCGCTTGTGTGAGAAGACTTCGATTAATTATGAGACAGTCCGGAAATTATCTGCAGAGGACAGCAGAATTGGAGAAGGTCACACGAAGGTACCTGGACATGACGGAAAAGCTGGTTTTGGTGGTACATGCTTTCCTAAAGATATGTGGGCATTGTTACGTTTTATGGAGGAAAATAATGTATCTAGCCATGTCGTTTATGGTGCATTAACTAGGAATGAAACGATCGATCGTGAAGAAAAAGACTGGACTGATGATAAAGGCAGAGCTAGCCTCTGATCAAACGATATAAAACCCCCCGGTTCGTCATAAATAATTATGACACATTATGGGACATACAGATAACAGCATATTAAAGCAGAAATTCGAGGATGGCGATCGGCCTGTAGGTGAAGATTTTGCAAATTTATTAGACTCCTGTCATAACACTAAGCAGGATACACCAGTCACAATAACCAAGACGTTGACCGTCTCCGGAGGCAGTACATTCAGAGATGACGTTAACATATTGAAGGATTTAACCGGTAGCGGTGACTTGACAGTTGATGGTACAGTTATTCTTAAAGATACACTGAGCGTATATCAAAACACTAATTTGAATGGTGAGTTATATGTCGCGAAGCCTACGAGATTAAATCAAACATTAACCGTAACTGGGAATACAACGCTTAATGATGATTTGAATGTGGTCGGGTCTACGGACTTAAATGTATTAAATGTCGGCTCTGATATAACAGGTCATGGTAACTTAGTTCTAGATGGCACATCGATATTTAATGATACGATAACAATCAACGGAAAGGCTACAGTTAACGCGGACTTGGATGCAGAACATGATCTCAAAGTAGATGGTGTCGCTACATTTAATAGTACAGTCGTGTCTAACGCTGGTAGCTTAACTACCGGCAATGCAATTTTTAATGATAGTGTACACATAAAAGGTGATTTACGTGTTGACGGCAATGCGTTCCTTTCAGCCGGTGAAGGTGGTAATATCAACGTAGGTGATAGTAGTTCTGATAATGTTTTATTTAAGGCTGATGTAGATAGTAATATTCTACCCAACACAACTGAGACAAATGATCTAGGATCCACAACAAAGCAATGGAGAGATTTATATACAAAGAATGTGTATGTTCAAGATATAGACGTTGCGAATACTGTTGATGGTAGAGATGTATCAAGTGACGGTGATGTCTTAGATAGCCTGAATAGTACTACTCATACAAATAGCGCCAACTGGTCCACCGGCTATAATAAATCACTGAGTAATGAAGCGCAAATAGCTATTGTGAGTTATGCAAGTGCAGGATGGAACAACACAGAAGATATTGTCAATGGTAAAATGGGGTCTTGGGATGATGTTAGATCAACTGTAGATACGTTTAGTGCTAGTTGGGAAGAAAGCGCTGATATACAGAATGTCGCAGATGATGTTGCTACAATGGGCTCAATCAGTGGTGACTGGAGTGACACTAGAACGACAGTTGATGCTAACAGTGCTATTTGGAACAAGACCAAACTAGTAGAGTTTGTGGATGTCAATCCAGCAGGCTTATCTAACAACTCTATACTACGATATGATGATGCAACAAGTACATGGGTAGCGTCTACAACTGAGGATACGAAATCTTCCGGTAATATTACGATATTGGATGGTAATAATTCTGCATGGAATAACGCTACATTAATTTTAGTAGATAACGATGCCCCAGCAAATACAGTAACATTTACAGGTGATAGAAATGTCGAATATGATACCAATACGGTAGTTAATAATTTTACATACACGTTCGGGTATTCCGGAGTAGTAACCAACTCACGCGCAGCTGAAGTATTGGCCAACGTGATTAACCTCGCGTCATCGAATGGTGACCTAGCTATAACAGCAGAGGCAGTAAATGATAGCGTTAACTTATCACAAGATAAGGCTGGAGAGGGCGGAAATACTAATATAACAGGTGATCTGCTAGCCATGCAGTTGATATCAGTTTCGAATTTTACTGGAGGAGAAAATCCGGATGCATTTGAGCATCTTGATGACACGCCTGCCAGTTATGGTGGTAATAGTGGTAAGTTCGTAAAAGTTAATAGCGGCGAGGACGGCTTAGAATTTATAGAAGACGACACCCGCACGACAGTTAATACATTAAGTGGTGCCTGGAACGATATCAAAATGAGAGTTGATATATACGGGCCAGAGTGGGACGCGACAGCCACACATGTTAGCCATGGGATGGCTAGTTGGTGGAGCGTACATAGCGATGTGAGTGTGACTAGCGGTGACTGGAACGATACTAGAACAACTTTAGGATCAACTAGTGCTGACTGGAACGATACTAGAACAACTTTAGGCGCTACGAGCGCTGATTGGAACGATACACGCTCTAGCTTACAAGCTGCTAGCGGTGACTGGAACGAATCACAGTCTATTGTTAATAGTACTAGTGCTGACTGGAGCGATGCTCGCTCTAGTTTGATGGCAACGAGTGGTGACTGGAACGACGCACGGACAAGTTTAGTAGCAGCCAGCGGGGATTGGAACAACTCACAGTCTGTTGTTAACAATACTAGCGGAGATTGGAACAGTGTTTATTCTCATATTAATAGTGTGTCCGGTCAAGGACTAGCAACAGTAGATGCGCAAGGCAAGCTGCTCGTTGATCAAATTCCTGAATTGAGCATAACGAGAGTACACACTGCAAACAACCCTAGTGATGTACAACAACTAAGCCCAACGACTGGTATACAGGTGGGTGATGTTGTGGTTGTCATGAGCACACATGATAATCTTATAGCTTTAGTTGATGCACCTGATGGCGCTTATGATTCCGGAACCAAAGATTATACAGGCTATGCAAAACTAGCAATGCCTGACGGTCTAGTACAGACCGTTAATGGAAAACCCGGGCCAAGTGTTGTACTAAATCCAGACGACTTCTTGGATGATTCAACAGCACATAAATTTGTATCACAGCAGCACATCGATAGCTGGAACGATGCTAGAACAACGCTCGGAACTACTAGTGGGGACTGGAACGATACTAGAACAACACTTAGAACTACTAGTGCAGATTGGAATAACACCCGAACTACATTAGGAGCTGCTAGCGGTGACTGGAACGATACACGCTCTAGCTTACAAGCTGCTAGCGGTGATTGGAACGAATCACAGACAATCGTTAATACTACGAGCGGTGATTGGAATGAGTCACAGACAGTCGTTAATAACACCAGTGCAGACTGGAGCGACACCCGGACAACACTGAACACGAGTAGTGGTGATTGGTATGACACACGTAGTAGTGTAATGGGTACGAGTGGTAGTTGGGATAGTGTTTACAGTTTTGTTAATGGTGATAGTGCTACTAACAACTCTACATATAATGATGACACATATGTAAATGCTGGTGGAGACACGATGACTGGTAATTTGGATATCGATGGAGGTGAGTTGATAGTCGGTGGTAATATAACAATGGCTGGAGACTTAATACATCAAAACGATACCGGTACTCGTATATCGTTCAATGATGATATAATCAGTCTGGAGACAAACGGTCAAGAGTTTATCACAATTGATGGAACTGCACCTACTCCGGATGCAGTTATTATAAATGACCCAGCTGCCAAGGCTATACACTTTCAAATCAAATCACCTACTGATAGCAATTTATTGTTTATAGATGGATCTACAGATCAAGTAGGTATTGGAACCGGGACTATATCAAATGGTGTAAAGCTCGAGGTCAACGGTGATGCTAAATTACAGAACATCTCTGCAAATGATATAACTGCCGAAAACATGGCAGTCACAACTGGCGGAACGATGGTCAGTGCGGGAGTGGATCTATACGATTTATTCAGTACATCTACTGACATACAAGGAGACTTAACAGTCCACGGTAGTGTTAGTTCTCGAGATGAAATAGTTGTTAGCAGTACAGCCACTATAAGCGGTGACTTAACAATCGGTAGTGATATTAAGATGCCTAACAGCCCATGTGAGGTAACTGGAGCAGTTGCTGTGACGTCAGGCCTTTCCGGTCAGACGATAACAGCAGAAAACTCATATACAACTTTTGATAATACAGGACAAGCAGTACACGGCGTCACACAAAATGTGAATATTGGAGGTCATGTGATACACATTGTTAACGGTATAATTGTAAAGGTAACGGATGAGTGACACTGAAGTAAAACCATTAAGCTCTTTTTATAGTACGAATCTAAACCCGATTGTAGATTCATATGAGCGATTGGCAGTTCGAATTGCACATACATTAGGGTATCCTCAAATAAATGTTGAAGCTCATCAGAATCAAGTATTCGAAAATATTAGTATAGCTATTGAGATGTTTACAAAATTCGCAGGTTACACTGAAGAGCTTATAACGTTTCACTCTGGTTTATATGAGCCTGGAAAAGGACTGAGAATGGATGTACTGTTCACTGCAACCACACAATTAAACATGTCGTATGAAGCTGATCCAAAAACGACCACTCTTGATAAAGAATTATATGAGGTCGGTAAAATGGTAATCGGTGGTGGTCCTTTAGATTTCGCGGTGTCTTATAAAGGCCCGGGAGACGGAGATACATCTAAACATAAAGATCTAATCAACGGCGCTCCATCTAGCAGACCGGATAAGTCTAACAGATCACAATCATCTGAAGATGTAGGCAAACCTGCTCCAAACAAAAAAGGGTATGATTATCTAACTGATAGCTACCGTAAGGTCGTTGACGTATTTGCGTTTGAAGAAGGTTCATCTAGTGGTATTAATACACTATTTACTCTCGAACAAACACTCGCCCAACAAACATATTTTAGCTACGCATTAGGTAAATATGGATTTGACCTTGTAAGTTGGTTTACGATGAAGAATTGGTTAGATACAAGACGTAAACTACTGTCTCAAGATTATTATTTCAGATTTGATGACCGGAAGCAAACATTGTACCTAACTCCAGAGCCTAAGGTTGGTGGTCGAAGAGCAGAGTTCTACGGTATAATCGGTGCATATGTAGAGAGGCCTGTATGTGAGATTGTGTCTGAAGCATGGGTATACCAGTACGCTCTAGCATTAACAAAAATCTCCATCGCTAGAATTCGAGGAAAATATCAAGGAACAAACTTATTCGGAGGCGGTGCACCAAATTATAGTGAATTATTAAGCGAGGGCAATACAGATAAAGACAAGCTCGAACAAACACTATATGAAGGCGTACCTGGATTTGGTGACGGTCAACCACCGCTATTCTTCGTAGGGTAATGGATTATCTCTATAAGGTAGAGATATTACGCGTTGTCGATGGTGACACAGTTGATGTTAATATAGATCTAGGGTTTGATATATCTCTATACAAGAGAGTCAGATTACATGGTATAGATGCGCCAGAGACTCGGACAAGAGACAAAGCGGAAAAGATCCGAGGATTTAAAGCAAAAGCGCGGTTGGAAGAGTTATTGTTAGAACAAGATAAAGAAATATACTTATACTCGATTGATAAAGGTAAGTATGGTAGGTGTGTCGGGTCGTTATTTTATGCTGATTTTCTACATGAGAGTATAGGTGATATATTGATTAAAGAAGGACATGCAAGTAAATACGAAAAATGAAGAAGAGAATCGGTAAAAAATATAAGCAATATAAGCAAGGTATATACCGACCGGTTAATAAAAATAAATATGAAGGAGCAAAGGCTCCTAGATATTTAAGTAGCTGGGAGCTCAAGTTCTTCCGGTGGTGTGACCGCAATCCATATGTTGTTAAATGGACAAGCGAGTCCGTATGTCTCCCGTATGTCTCCCCGGTAGACGGTAAGATGCATAGATACTTCGTTGACAATACTGTACATATTAAAGAAGGGGATAAGATTGTTAAGTATCTCATAGAAATAAAGCCTAGCAAACAGACTAGACCTCCAACGACTCACGGCAATAAAAAACGATCTACAGTCATACATGAAGCGTCAACATGGAGTGTGAATCAAGCGAAGTGGGACGCTGCTAGAATATGGAGTGAAAAGAACGGATATGTATTTCAAATAGTAACAGAAAAGGATTTAAATCTATTCTCGAGATAAGAAAGCGTGGAAAAGCTTGAATATGGAATAAATAATTAGTAATCATGCATGCTAAACTATTAATCGAAACATCCGACCCGGCTGACTTTGAGTATATTATTGAAGAAAAGAACAGCAAAGAACAACCAACAGTGTACATCAAAGGCCCATATGCTATGGCGACTGATGATCCTACAGAAGCGAACAAGAATAAGAGATGTTATTGCCCTGGTGAAATGAGAGATGAGGTTAAGAGATATACAGAACAGATGATTAACACTAAGCGCGCATTAGGTGAACTCAATCACCCCACAAGTGCTGATGTTGATCTCGAAAGAGCATGTCACTTGGTAACCGAGCTGGTACCTTCAGGTGATAACCCTAACATTTATATCGGTAAATCTAAAGTACTAACAACACCCAGTGGTATGATTGTTAGATCTTTAATACAAGATGGTTGTAGTGTTGGTATGAGTACGAGATCGCTAGGTAAACTGGTACAGTGTGAAGACAATTCTGATATTAGTAAGGTACAGGATATGAGACTAGTAGCAGTTGATTGTGTAGCTGATCCCAGCTTTGGTGAGGCTTTCGTTAATGGTATACTTGAAAGCAAGCAGTATGTACTTGACAACTACGGTCAGTATGTAGAGGCTTATGAGACATTTGAAGGTTCATTGACAACACTACCGAAGAATGACGTAGAGTCATACATCAAGGAAAATATTTTAACATTTTTAGAAAAAATAAAAAAGAAAATTTAATCATGAGCAATAACGAAAAACCCAACGATCGCGCTGATATCGCGCAATTTGTAAAGCATTTAGGTGAGAAAAATTATGCGAAAGCTAATGAATTCCTTAAAAAGACAATAGAAAAGAAGCTATCTGATAAAATAAGTCACCACAAAAGCATAAATATTTTTAAGAAATGAGCGAGAACACAATATCAGAACAACTAAAAAAAGTAGCATCCGACGTTTTGTCTGAGGAAACCTTAGCGGCTATTGAAGATGCTTTCACACAATCAGTTCAAGAAAAGTCTGAGGAACTATCCGCACTCCGGGTAGAGAAGGCCCTGATTGAACAAGACGAAGCACACGCCGTTAAGCTAGAGAAGCTCTTAGAAGCGATTGATACTGACCATTCGAAGAAGCTGCACAAAGTAGTTTCAGCGATCGACAAGAATCATTCACAGAAGCTAGTATCGCTAGTCGAAAAGTTTAAGAAAGAATTAGACACTGACGCCGGTAACTTTAAGGAAAGCGTTGTTGATAATATCAGCAATTATCTCGACTTATATGTTGAGCAGGCTATACCAACGGAAGACGTTGCAGAAGCTGTTAAGAATAAACACGCTATACATATCTTAGAGAATCTTAGAAAGACATTATCGATTGATAACGCATTAGCTAATACACAAATACGTGAAGCTGTTATTGATGGTAAGAAACAACTCGATGAATCCGCTAACACTACTAAGACACTTCAAGCTGAGAACGCTCAACTCAAGCAGAAGATGGAAAGACAGGAAGCGAAGATTGTTTTAGAACAACTTTCAGCCGGGTTGCCAAGCGTTAAGAAACGCCATATTGAAAAGGTATTGGCAAACAAAAACGTACAATTTATAAAAGAGAACTTTCAATTCACAGTTGATATGTTCGAAAAATCTGAAACAGAAAAGCTCGCAACACTTAAAGAGCAGGCAACAGCTGACAAGCAAGTCGCCGATCGCCCAGTTGAGAAACAACAAGCAGTTGTTGAAGAGAGCGTTGAGCAGCAAATTGCTCAATCTGAACCAGAAGGTCTACAAGACCAGGGCTTGTTTAGTAACTACATGGAGGAACTAAACAGGACGTAACACTTTGTTGAGGCCTTCGGGCCTGAGTTATGGAGAACATTATAATATGTCACAGGTAAAACCCGCACAATCTTATATCGATGAGGCAAGAGCCGGAACACTTCTTGAGAAGTGGGCCCCAGTTCTTGACTACTCTTCCGATAATGTTGCACCTATCACTGACGATCATTCCCGTCTCAATACCGCCATTCTTTTGGAAAACCAAGAGTCATGGTGCTTGAACGAGAACATCGCCGGCGCAGGTGGAGTATTCGGAGGCGGGGCAGCTGGCGGAGGCAATAGTATGGGTCACGGAGGTGCAATGACACCTGCAAGTGATTTCTATGCTAAAGGCGACGCAAGGCTTCCCAAGATCCTCATTCCGATGATTCGTCGTACATTTCCTGAACTAATTACTAATGAGATCGTTGGTGTTCAGCCAATGAGTGGTCCTGTCGGACTTGCTTTCGCTATGCGTTACAAGTACGAAGACGATTCACTTGGCGCTAATGGCATTGATGGGCATGGGGCCTTAGGCCCTCACAACACCCAGTCTGGTAACGACGACCCCTCCGGAGCAGGAACTCTTGATGAGTTACGCGCTTCCGGTAAGGACGAAGTCGGATATCAGGACCTCGACACACGCTTCACAGGTACTCAAAATTCCGAGCTTAGCTCTGGATGGGACAGTATCGGTGAATTCGTTGCTGACGACGCTGGTGTTGCGAAAAAGCTCGCCGATTACGAACTTACTGGCAAGATTCCACAGATGGTTGTTTCTTTTGAAAAGACCGCTGTTGAAGCTGGTACTCGTAGGCTTGCTGCTCGTTGGTCCGTTGAACTTGAGCAAGACCTCAAGAACATGAATGGTATTGATATCGATACTGAATTGACAAACGCTATGTCGTATGAAATTCAGGCCGAAATCGACCGTGAAATGCTCATGAGAATGGTTCAAGTTGCAGCAGCCAATTCAGCTGGAGGCAAGGGTGTTAGCACCTGGAGCCCTGCTACTGCAGATGGCCGCTGGATGGCTGAACGTAATCGTGACCTCTACGCAAAGATAATCGTCGAAGCGAATCGTATTGCAATTCGCAACCGTCGTGGTGCTGCTAACTTCTTAGTTGCTACACCTCGCGTTTGTGCTATCTTGGAAATGCTCCCTGAGTTTCAGTGGATGCAAGTTCAAGGCAATGTGAACACCCAACCTGTTGGGATCGCACGCGTCGGAAATCTTGGCGGAAGGTTCAACGTTTACCGCGATACGCGTACAGAAGGACAGTTCGAAGCGGGCAGCCGCACCGAGCGTCTTGAGTACATACTGTTGGGCTATAAAGGACCTGAGTTTTACGACACAGGTATTATTTACTGCCCGTACATCCCAGTGATGGTACAGCGTACAGTAGGTCCTAACGACTTTGCACCTAGAGTTGGATTGTTAACACGTTACGGCGTTGTTGATAACATCTTTGGAGCTGAGTTGTACTACCACGTAATCGTAGTCAACAATCTTGGTGATTCGTTCACACCCGGCACTCAGTCGGTGTACTTCGGATAATCTTAGGTTTCCATAACAGCCGTTGAAATGATATATACGGCGATAAAAATTTTCCGACCCTTACAGATGATGCTGGAGGGTCGTTTTTTTTGTCTACTGCTTAGCAGTCTTGACGTGCATTACATGTACATCAATTAACTTCTTGTTGAGTATACTCTTATCGCTAGCTCTAGTTGGATTGATATCGATACCACCTCGTCGAGCGTATAAGCATGAAACGACTAGAGTCTCAGGATTTAATATATCAAACATCCTCTTGTATACTGTTTCACATATCTCTTCATGAAAGTGACACTCATCTCGGAAAGAGATTATATACTTCAATAACGATAACGGTGTTACCATTTTGTCTGCGATATAACTAATATATATGTCACCCCAATCTGGTTGACTTGTCACGCGACAATTACTCTTTAATAAGCTGCTATGGTGATGAATCGGCTTCCCAACACGCGATGCCGGCCACTTTTCTGATAATACTAATAGAGATGGATCCTCTTGATATGTTTTAAATGGTGTCTCGTATAATCTCCTTCTGTCTACAATTGATTCTAGTGTCGAGTATTTGTGAGCGTTAAAAACGTTTTCTCCCATGGGTATGATATAGCTAGGCTCGATATGAACGTTAACTGTCGTTTCTAGTAAGTTACTGAGATCGAAAGACGCTCTATTAGCAATAAAGCTCAAGACATCCTCCTCATCACTACCGCACTTGTACATATTGAATGAATTAAAGTATAGCTTAATACTCTTACTCTCAACAATACACTTACTATCACACGAATATACAATTTTAGCCACACCTGAAACCGGTAGTCCGTTCTCAGTCAATCCACTAACTTCATACGCATTCCATGTATCATAACCAACGAATGGTAGATCGGTGTCGATTATATCGAGATGCTTTCTATTATTTGCTCTAGGCTCTGCAACTAACAAGTCAGGATCATACTGATCTTTATATTCAGATACTTGACCTAAATGCTTTGAAATTTTACTATTATCTAATACTTTGTTACTCATTTTAAATTGTTTATATGCGTATGTATAGTGCTCATCCTCTCATCAACATTACCTGATAGACGGACTATTTTCCTTCTCCAAGTATCACGTCCCGGGGTACTGAGTGAGTTTGATATAAGATCTTCGTATATCTTAATAATCTCGTTACGGAAATCTACATTAACACTACGTTCACCATCATCTTCTATAGGTACATCCCTAGGATCAGTATAGAAGATTATATCTAAATGCTTACCTAATAAGTTGAGAAGGTTGCCAGCATATGTTAGAACCCAGGTATCAACTGCACCTTGTTCACATAACCACTTAGTATATATGTAGCCATCCAATATACACCTATCTAGTATCCACTTCTCTGACTTAGATACAGTATGGTTTTGTAAGTGTTCCTTTAATATAAAAAGCTGAGTTAAATTATCACCATCCTCATTGATACTCCAACCATCTCTCATTACCTTCCGCGTTACTTCATCTACAAAATTCCACCCCTTTTTATCTGATGGTACACATAATTCTTCTTTACACCTATTCAGCAGAGTTGTCTTGCCTGTGCTTTGTGCTCCTGTGAAACCAACTAACATAATATTATTATAATATATCTCCTGTCAGAATGCTACACATCATCTCGGAAAGTTGTGGCTATCTTGTGTTATATGTTGAAAGTCCATCTCTTCTTCTGTTGGATCTTCTCCCACAAAGCTTTTATCCTCCGTCCACATGGCACATAGCATGTTCCACACAACCGCTGCCGCGTGATCTTCATCAGTTTCTCCAGCCCACCATGCATCTAGATGCCGGTGCGCGCAGTCATAAAACACGCTCAATGGCATGCCTTTCATCCAGTTGTTCTCACCATACTTCTCCGCGCCATCTAGGTATCTTTTCATCACCCGTTTCAGCGCTTTCCGTGGTATAAGACTCATTCGAAGTTTACCTTCTCCTGTGTCGCGTTGTGCTCCTGTATCGAATTGTCTATTCTTCTCTTCCATCATTAATATCTTTTGCGTCCTTGTGTTGATAGTGTGGGTGATATGTCCATAAACCGCACCACGCGGCCATGGCCATCGAGAATACCGCGATCATTGAACCTTGGCGAGTGAGTATAATTGCTAATATAACATTAATGATACATGCTATTACGAGCATTCGGCCTTGAAAGTTTAGATTTCTCCATGGAGCCATCACTGCTTACCAACAATTTTAGGTCCAGCTCGATTCCAAAGATCAACCTCACATGCGCTAACACGCTCACAAGTAGTAGTAAATTTTTTAACATCACCTGTATTATCTCTCTTTCTTGTTAAACCTCTCTTCTCAATCTCAACACAATCAATTAAATCAGTGCCATTATATCCATTTTCGTAAGAGGTACTAAGTAGACCATCCGGATGTTGAAATCCAACAATAAGACCAAATTTACTAATACCAGCAGTCTTTTTACATATAATATCTCCGAGCTCGAGTATCGTTGATGTATTAAATTTAAAGTTTTCATCTATTAATTTACATTTCTTGGCGGGGATTTTTTTAATTTTAAAGCTACCGTCATGGCGGTTCACTGGTTTGAGTCTCTTATCATATACAATGATTTCATACTTGTCATTAGCTAGCATGTTATACACTTCACCGACGGTTGTTTTACCGTCGACTCTATACTTAACAACGCTACCGACTTCAACATCATCATCTCTATTAATTTTTAATCTTCTCATATTGTTTCTCTGCTAGTTTTTCTGAATGTATCATTGCTAGCTTTTTTTGTTCGTATGTTAGGTTATTATCTAAAAATGCATGGGTGTGTTTTAGATTCAAATCAATCGCTGGTATATTCATATCAATCGTTATCTTATGATCTAATGTTATGTGATGTTCTGTCTTGATAAAGGATGAACAACTAGCAGTAAAAGTCATAAGTGCTGCCGCGATTGATGTGTGTTTGATCATTTTTGATTAAATAGGTCTAACCACAATTCTGTAGCCATTTCATGTAAACGGCAACTTATTTGTTTTTCGCCGGAATACACATTATGTGTTGATGACTCTGCAATTACAGGTCCTTCATCAACTCCAGGAGTAACACGATGAACAACGCACCCGATGTGTGAGTATTCCGGATCGGTCTCTGCTGCACGCTTTTGGGGGTCTGCTCCTTTTAGTTCAGGGTATTTAGTTATAAGACCTGGATGTAAGTTGTATATCTCATACTCCTCGCAGATCTCCGGAGGTATTATTCTCATCCATCCGTGAAGTGTGACTACAGTATCCGGTTGAAACAAATTTCGGTAATCTGTAACCGATGGTCTATTAGGTGTGTACACCACCTCCGTTAAATCTTTATTAATGTCACCAGAAGTAGGTGCCTTGTTAGTTATAATCACATCCGGTGATCTTTTTAACCGGGAAGATATCTTTATTATTTCAGATCCTGTATGACTGAAAAGAGCTGTCCAATGTTTTCCGTTAATCATTATCTACCTAATATCTTCTTAAACATTCTCGTATTGTATTTTATAGTATCTAATTCACAATCCGTAACTTTATGATCAATTAAATCAGCTAACAATGTTTTTGGTTTTTGATATAAGCCCATACTATCATTATATCTCAAACCTTTAATACCGGCAACTACAGGGTTACTGGTATCCACACTACGAATATTGTAGATATTATTATCCACGTAATATTTAAACTCTCTCGCTAAACTACATCCTAATAAATGATGCGGCTTCTCCCAATTCCAATAACCCTCATCAATCAATTGACTAATAAATCGTTTCCTTCCGGAACTATATTTAACTAACTCCATTGGGGCCCAATCATCCTCTACCAACCCGGTCATTTGATAGTAACTATAATCGAAACTGATAGCAATATAGTCCGCCCGGTCTTTCATGAAGTTATAACATCTTACCAGGTCATTCCAATTCTTGCCCTGTACCACCCCAATTCTCAGTGCGTCTGTATTATCTGTATAATTACCTTCCCAGTCTTTCCATTGCTGTATTGTATCAGAACAACTCTCTAGTACATCTGGTACAATATACCAATTAGGTTTTAACTTATCGATCCACCCGGCATACTTCTTCCTGTCAAATGATTTACCTAACTCAAATATACTATTATCCAACAAAACCGGTTTCTCGCCATATAATACCATCTTTGCATAATGGCTGTAATAATCTGGATGTGTTTCAAACAAGTGAACTAGAGCGTACCCGTAATCATTGTATTCGTCTGCCTCATCAAATATACTAATAGGGCTCTCATGTGATACTTCAATCTTCATACTATAATTATATGAACACTTGTTGCATATGTCAACAACAAACTGTATAATATTATTAAATATTATTGCATGAAAGACATTCCAAACCTATCACCGGCTAGCCGCCGCGCGTTGTTATCAGCCAAGACTATCGCACGGGACTGTAACCACGAATTCTTAACTACAGAGCATATATTATTAGCTCTATTAGACCGTAAGACAGAAACCATGGGTATAAAGGTAATGAGACGTGAAGGAATGGATCTAGAGGCTTTCCGAGCGTTTATAGTATCTAATCTATCTAAGTGGAAGGGGACTGAATCCCCAGATATAGATCAAATTGAACCAAGTGCACGAATGTTAAGTATGTTGAGTTATGCTAGTTGTGTAGCTCAAGAACTAGGATGTGAGCTGATACAGGTCGATCACCTATTATTGAGTATATTAGTAAGTGATACAGGCACAGGTAACAACCTTTTTCGTCTTAAGAATATCGATACTAGTGATTTATATGAAGCGATATACCTCGAACTAGAACCAGCTAAGAAGCCGCGAAATAAATCTAAAGCTAAACAAGCTGCTGCTGGTGGTAGAGATCGCGAACCAGCAGACGGTACAGTAGAGATGAGCAGCTTAACTGATTATGCCGTGAATTTAACTGATGAGGCAGCTAATAAGCAATTAGATCCTGTTATAGGTAGAGAAGACGAGCTACAGGATATGATACAAATATTAAGCCGACGAACGAAAAATAATCCAGTGTTAATTGGAGACCCAGGCGTAGGTAAGACAGCTGTAGTTGAAGCGCTAGCGCAGAGAATAGTATTAGGAGATGTACCATACGGATTAAAAGACAAGCAAATATATGCACTTGACCTAGCCAGATTAGTGGCCGGTACTATTTACAGAGGACAATTTGAAGAGAGATTAAAAGCTGCCATATCATTTGTCACATCTAGACCGGATATCATTCTATTTATAGACGAATTACATATGCTCGTAGGAGCTGGTAGCACCACCGGTAGTATGGACGCTAGTAATATACTAAAGCCAGCATTAGCGAGAGGAAAAATATCATGCATAGGTGCTACAACAACTATGGAATATAAAGAGCATATAGAGGGAGACGGTGCACTAGAACGTCGTTTCCAGACTGTTATTATAGATCAACCATCATCTGCAGATACCCTTGAAATACTAAAGGGTATAAAACATAAATATGAAGTGTATCATAACGTTAAGTATAGCCAATTAGTGCTCAATACTATTGTATCGTTATGTGATAGATATATGCCAGAGAAAAGCTTTCCTGATAAGGCTATTGATATACTCGATGAGGTTGGAGCAAAATCACGGGTAAGTCAATATAGTAAGAGAACTGACGTGCTTGACACATATAAAGAGTTAGATGTTGTTATACAGAAAAAAGAGGCTGCAGTGCTAACACAAAAATTCACTGAAGGTATTAAACACCGTACCAGGGAGATGGAATTAAGAGATAAGCTAATAGAGCAAGATCAAGCGTATATCGATGATCAAGAAAAGGAATTTAAAACCATCCGGATTACCCCAAATTGTGTAAATCAACTAGTATCTGACAGAACCGGTGTACCTGTAACAAAGCTACAGGAAGGAGAAGCAACCGTGCTCAATACTCTTTCTAAGAGAATATCCAGCAGAGTAGTCGGGCAATCTGGTGGTATAGATAAAATTGTTAATAGTATTAAGCGTAGTAGAGCGGGTATCAGTAACCCTGATAAGCCTATATGCTCTCTATTGTTTCTCGGACCAACAGGTGTCGGTAAAACACATCTAGCTAGATGTATGGGTGAAGAAATGTTTGACAGTAATAGCTTCAAGCAATTCGACATGTCAGAGTTTACTGAAAAGCATAGCGTTAGTAAGTTTATCGGAGCCCCTCCAGGTTATGTAGGCTACGGTGAAGGTGGTGCATTAACAGAGTTTGTTAGATTTAATCCTTACTGCGTCTTGTTATTTGATGAGATTGAAAAGGCTCATCCAGAAGTAATGCAGATATTCTTACAGTTGCTCGAGTATGGTGTACTTACGGATAGTGAAGGACTGGAGGTCAATTTTAAAAACACAATTATTGTGATGACCAGTAATATAGGCTCACATAAGTTCGAGAAAGGCACAAGTGTCGGCTTTGGAAGTGCTGAGTTGTCTATCGAACAAGCAGTACATGAAGAGATCGAGAAGCTGTATCCCCCAGAATTTTTAAATAGAATAGATGAGACGATCGTATTTAATAAGCTTGAGCCTAGTGAGTTAATAATCATATGTAATATCCTACTGAAGGATTTGAAGAGAAACATACGAAAAAATGCTAACCGTAAGATTGTTATAGATGAGGATGTATCACAGTATATTGTGGATCAGATTGTAAACAACAAGTATGGTGCCAGGCCAATCAAACGCTGTATAACAAAATGTATAGAGACTCCGCTAGCGGATCACATAATATCGACCGTCAATTCAACTGAATGCATTAACGTAAGTGTTGTTGAGGATGTTATTGCTATATCTTAGTAGTACACTCTATAATCTCTAGCTCAATCTTTTGAATTATACCGTCGACCCAGAACTCGTCTATCTCTGGGAACTCACCGGTCTTATTCATATGATCTAATAATCTCAATTCTATCTCTTGATCCTTATAACAACCTATTATGTGGGTAACGTCATCTTCTATATTGCCGGTTAACTCTTCGTCATAACAAACCGGGCAATGAGAGCTCTTATTATCTTTGTTGATTTTATATTGATCTAAGTAATCGGTTAATTTAAGAGTAAATTTCATTTAATACATAAGTATTTATATGGGACCAATCTTAAATACAATTTTAGGCGCTGGTATAAAGATACTAGTAAATTGGATCAATGCATGGATTGAACAAAAACGTCAAGATCAATTGATGTTAGCAGCTAGAGACGATAGAATGATGCAAGCGCTACTAGATAATCAACAAGCTCAAGCACATGATCCATTCGTCAAGATAACACGGAGAATATTATTCTTGAGTATAACATTTACATTATGCTTTCTTATGATATATTACGCATTAAATCCAAGTATAACATATGATGTCATAGTACCTCGCGGAGAAAGTTCAAGATGGGGAATATTCACGTGGGTATTTGGTGGGAAAGATTGGGAGGTAGTTAAGATGACCGGTGGTCTGTTGTTAACTAGTTTTTTCGATCTATGTTTTATGGTAGTTGGCTTCTATGCGGTGCCTAGTAAGAGACGATGAGTACGCGTAATAAACGTATATGCTGGTCATGTTTATGTCTTTTTATATTAGGTATAGTTATTACGTGGATGTTAACATCATGTAAAACTGGTGGTAAGTTTGATGAATTGAAAGACATCCCAGTTACTGTATTCGCGACGGAGGATCGCAAAGATTCTATTACGAGATCCGATATAGGCTATCATTTTAATCATCAACGAGGATTTAATTACATTAAGCTAGAGGTTCCAAGGGATATCCGAGTAATACAACTCGATAGTAGATACAGAGAGGTCGATTATTTCTGGTTACTCAAATTTAATAACTGGTTTAAGAAGCTACAACATGAGAATGGTATACTACCAATAGATCAAGATCAGAATCATGATTGTGATAACTTTGCAATGCTATATAAATCATTGATGTCTATAGCTAGCTACAAGGGTGGTCATAAGGATGAACCAGCTTGCGCCGTACTAGTGGTAAGACAGGTAGAGAAGTTTGGTGGTATACCTGCTACTGGTGGTTTGCATATGGTTAATCTAGTGTTTACTAATCATGGATGGTTTATAATAGAGCCTCAAACTAACGAACGAGTACTATTAGAGGAATATCCCAACGAGAAGCACGTACAATATTTAATATTCTAACAAAATATTACGATTAACACAAGCATTACAATCTTCATATACCATCTACTTATGATCTAATGATGGCTTCTCTTGTGGATCTACCGGTATAATTTTAATCAGGTACGGAAATGACTTACCACCTGGCTTTTTCTTCTTCGATGGACCGTCCTCAGATGATATCGTTTCGATTGGTAATTTCTCTATATCAGCCATCGATGGCATTTTAACTTTTGGGTCGAGAGCCCACATAATATCATGCTCTTTCGCCCATTTCTTCATCCTCCGAATAGGTACCATCAGATTAAAACCTTCTCCGGCTCCACGGACTATCATACCAACATATTCTCCAGTCTGTAAGAATACACCTCCACCAGAGCTTCCTGGAAATGCAGTTACAGTTGTTTGATCATATTCGGCTTTACCATGTATTCTTCCAACTTGCGATACAATTCCACTCGTCATACTATTAGCTCCCATTTGTCCCAATAGCGACCCTACGTGAAACAGGGGGGTACCAATTGGTATGATAGGCTCACTATTATCAAGATAAAAACGCCCTGAGGCTTTGCCATAGTCCCTAGCTCTTACCATTAATACAGCTAGATCTTCACCATCATCTGCGTCACTATACTTAACGACTACAGCATCCATCTTAATCTCACCAACTCTACGACCGGATTCTACTAGTTCTTTAACTATCTGTACATCATCGAACTCTACAATCTTCTTCGAAGCACCATTCTTAATAACTGTTCTAACTGATCTGAGGTTATCTATCACATGACCGCATGTCCATACAAAGGTAACTTTCTCTTTTCCGATTGTTCTAGTGATTAATATACCAGAGCCTTCTGATCTGCTGTATTTACCTTGAGATTTAATAGTGACAGATATATCTTGTAGATACTCCGACACCTTTCTTGTCTCAGCAGGCGATAGTGCAAGTAATGGATTTAATAATAGAACGAGTGATAGTGTATAAAGTAGCTTCATACACATACTTATTAGGGTATCTACGTTATACAACTACTTTTCTTTAGTAGCCGCGAAGACTTCGATTAGCTTAGCAATAACAGCTTCACCATCTCCGAGGTCAACCGGTGGTTTTACAGGTGCGATTGATTCATTTGCACTGTTGAACTCTTCATCACCATAACCGTAATCACCATATATATCCTCACCATCGGCATCTGCATCAATATCCAGTGCTTCCGCTTCAACTGGTGCAGGAGGAGCCTCCCATTCATCAGCTTCGACTTTATATATGTCGCTAAACACAACCCATAATAGCTGTTTAGTGTGCTTATGTGATTTACTCCGTGCAACAAAGTCTATAATATCGGCCTTAGTGAACTGACCGTTAAGCGCTTTTATAGGGTTCTTTATACTACTGTAACATTTGAGAGGGATATAATCGTGAGCAATCGTAGCGCAGTCTCTAATAACATAATAAGCGCTCTTTTTACGTATTTCTACACCAGTATCCGGCTTGACCATCGCAATACTCGAAGGCTTGATCAACATACGTTCTTTTATCTTACTAGTAGATAATATCTTCTCTTCAAACTTCATATAGTTATTTAGTCTTTTTCTTTACCGGAGGGGTACAATCACAACATTTACATATCTCGTCTACTTTCTTCTCTATACTATCTAATTTCTCATTAAGCGCAGAGAGAGAGCCAACGGCCTCAAGAGCTGCATTCTTAGACTTAAGATCGTCTATTTCTTTATATAAGGCATTTACTTTACTTACTTCCCATTCTTTCATATATCTATTTATCTAACGGTAATAATAAATCAATAGCGCCGCAGGCGCTAAAAAATTGAGCCGCAGGCTCCCGTTTTGCTCCGTTTCCCTCACCCCTTCCGTTTACCAACGTTGGACCCGCTAGGATCGGCTGCAAAGTCCTGCTCTGCATGGCACCACATCTCATCATCGTCTAGATTTTGTTTATTCTCTACAATAATCTGATCTTCTGAAGAGACAAACGTTCCCATATCTGCCTTAACAGAGCGTGTGCGGGGTTGGTGGGGAATTTTAGACCTACTGAGAATTACGCAGAGCCCACATACTGCCACCACTAGGCCGCCTATACACATAAATGTGGTTATAACGGATGGCTTGTCTTGTGTAATTAACTGTATCTCAGATTGGTCTAATTTACCATCTTTGTTCAAGTCCGCCTGATCTACTGATATTGGGTTAGTTGGGGTGGGTGTGGATCTCGGTGTAGAATAACTTTGCTGCTTCGCAGGCTTCAGTACAGAAGCGCAACTAGTCAAAAAACCGATCAGTACCAATACAGCTAATCCAACCATAATAGCGCTTAAGGATCCTCTAGAACATTTCATATACGTTTATTTACGCTCTCTCTGTGCAAATTGCCATATATGGGAACGGCTCGGGAATTTGCGAAAAAAAATTTGGAGCATGCGATCCACGTTAACTTGGGTTTTGGGCTCTATATAGTATGTTCTCGCACGCCTGGGGTCTCTATAGCACCCGCTCTCTCTGAGACACCTGCGCAAAAGAAACGGGGGCCCGATTTCGGAACCCCCGTCAGGATCAGTTATGGAAAAGTGTTAGGCAGCTGGGAAGCTTTCGTTGCCGGACTGGAGGTCAGCTAGCTCTCCTTTAAGGTTGCTGATCTGTTTGAAGTAACGATCAATCCTGTCCTGAATTTGTTGCACCTTACGCTCGTTCTTACTAGGACCGGCCTCTCTACTCACATAAGTCTCTCTGAAGAGATCGATATTGCTTTCGAATTTGGTGACAATCATATTGTGAAGGTATTTGTGATAGAAGCTTTTGCTGTTGCCGGTAACGGTGCAAGTGACCTTATAGTTGTTGAGATCGATATTGACCTCCTTACCTGCTTTGTTGAGGAGTGAGTAAAATTGTTTTGCTTTTCTGTTCTTTTTCATAACTGTTTTGATCTTGTGTTGTTGATTGTGGCTTGATTGCCTGATTGTTTATATATTATACGCTCTAGCCTTTGAATGCGCAACTAATGTCTTTAGTGAAGTTTGGTACGATGAACTCTTCTGCGTCTAAGGCTGCGATCTCATCTTCGATCCTCATCACCTCGCATCGTGCTCGTGTGCTTGGCCAGTTCCATTCTGCTGCTTCTGCTTGTTTAAGTCTAACCTTTAATGCTGCTCGTCGACAATCGAACCAGGCGTGCCAACCTTCGTTGCTATCTACCTCGCTGATGTCCATACTTGTTTGATTGCTCGTCCTATTCCCTTGATGTGAAACCATATTCTGTTGTAGTGATGTGTTCTTATTTGCTGCTTGATGCAGCGTGTGTGGAGTATAATCTGATCCTGTATAGGCATCAGTCGCTAACAGGCCTGAATAGGTCTGTTTGATCCCTGAAGAGATCGATGATAAGGCAAACTGGAACAGCTGCGATAGGTGAGAGAAGAATAATTGTAAGTATTTCATTTATCATAAGTTGATTATAGTGTGAATAGCTCTAATGCGCAACTTTAGTTTTGTTGAATGAAGTCAGGTGCGCCAACCTTTACGCCCGGGCGCTCAACGTCCTCCGCTTTGACGATAGTGTAAGGTGAGTGGCTTGTAAGCCTGTTGAGTCCGCTCTCTAGACTCTGAACGAACCTGATTGCGGTTGGAAGATCGTCGCAGTCGATCACTGGTGTTTTACCTTGTAGTATTGTGTACATATTCTCCTTTGTTAGTGTTTGATTACCTGATTGTCTCTATATTATAGCGTGGCGCTTCAGTATGCGCAACTTATCTTTTGCTTGTGCTTCTTCTTTCTATCGAGCAACTTATTCTTTAGTTTGTGCGGGCGGGCTTTAGTGAATAATATTTGTTGCCTAATCTTCATAATCTCCTTCTCCTTCACAACATTCAATCAAACCATCCAATTCCTTATCCTCTTCTCTATAGATGGTCATATAATTCATCACATCATCTCCTCTACCAATATGAATGTTGTAATCTCCTTCATCATAATTCTCCTCAACATACATCTGGACTTCTTTAACATTATCCAAATCATATCCAAAAGCATAACTCTTAATTCTCTTATCCATTATCTTCTCCCTTCCCATAATCATAATAGGTATAATCTTGCACTTGACTGATTACATCTTCCATCACAATCTCAAAAGTTTCTTCTTCACTCTCATTTGAGCAATCTCTTTCTGATTGGTGGAATTCAATCCAACTCTTAACGTATTCTTTTAAATGATCCATAATTGTATTATCGTCTATTTCTTTATAAAGCGCAACTTAATAAGCACATTCAGAATAGAGATAATTGAGGGTGTCTTTCAAATCTTCATAAACAGATAATCTTATTCCCTCTTCATTAAAGGTCACTTCTTCATCTTCCTTATCATACCAAA